CGAGTGGCAACCCTGGGTAGCCAAGAGCAAGCAACGCAGCGCGTCAGCAAAGGCGAATGCTCAAAACAGATGGAGCAGAGGCAATGCAGAATCTAAAATCCGCAATGCGAAATCTGAAATCGGCAATGCGGAATTGAAAAAGCGCAATGCGGTTTCTGAAATTCGCAATGCTCCGACTCCTACTCCTATTCCTAAACCAATACCAAAACCAAAACCAATACCAGAGACCCAGGGAGATGATTACCCTAGGGAGATTATCACGTGGTTCAATGAGTTTATGGCTCCTCCTTTTTCCTCTTGTTCAGCTGTTACGAAAAATGTGAGATGGAATATCATGAAGGCAATCGATACACTCAGGGAAATCCATGGGCCAGATGCGGTTGACGGAAGAGAGGTGCAAGCATTCAGGGATTATTTGCTGATGGCTAGAGAGCAGTACCAGCACGGCCAGGTCCCATGTAAGTGGGGGATAAGCAATCTATGCAAGGAAGACAACATTACCAAAATTCACGACGGGGTGTTTTCCCCTAAAGAAGCACCGGCAGATTGGGCAGCTGAGGCAAAAGGCAAGGGTGCGAAATGATTACAAGAAACCAAGCTATAGATGCCATTCAAGAATATTGTGAGTTTTTTAGCGGCAATGTTCCGAACCACACAAAAGACAGATGGGTCAGAAGATTGTATGAATTGAGTATTAGCCGGCCAATCCTTGATGCCGCAGTCAAGCGCTGTGCTGACAATGACCTGGGAGCGAACTGGTCAAGGCTTAGAGCCTCTATTGCTGTTGAGCGGAGTATCGATGCCTCTAAGAGGTTTGATCGCAGCACAGGCGATTCTGAGGCTTATGATGCCTGGGTGCAGGATTATAGAGCTGACGGGTTCAGCGCTGGACATCCACCGGCACCGAGGGAAATTAGGGGAGATAGAACCACGGAACCCGAGATTGCAAGCGTGTGTCTGAGTGTCATCAGCAAGATTCTTGGTGGCTCTATAAGATGCCCTAGGGAATACGCTAATCACGATATCTATGCAGAGGGTGACAGCGAAGAGCAATGGTATTGGAAGCAGGTACAGGCTAGATGCGAAAAATAAAGGCCGAGTTGACACTTGCAGACATGATTGAGCTCAGGGACCGGATAAGGAAATATTGGGCAGCGAACTCGGACCTGCCTCAATATCAAGTTGCAAAGCGGTTTGGCATGAACGCGGCAAAGCTGAAAATCCTGCTTAGCAGCGAAAAACCTTACCCGGCAAGGTATCGGCAAGCAGCTAACAGGCTCAGAGCATACGGAATAGGAATTGACGAGGTTGCAGAGAACTATGAAGCCGGCAAGCGGCATTGCAGACTGTGTATGAGGTGGGATTCAATCGACAACTTCGGCACGTACAGTGCTCCAACTATCAGACATTTATCAGCATTTTGTGGAGGCAAGAAAAATGGGAATTAGTAAAGACTGGTCAGACGAGTGGAAACATCCTCATGAGGGCTATGGAAGGGTTATCGATTATGATGGCGTTAGGTGGGGAACAGCAAACGGCCGTGCTCCTAAAAAGAAGCAGCAAGGTGGAGGCGCGACAGACCCAGAGTTTATGCGTAGGCATCAGGATAAACTCCTACTGAGACGATTGGGTGAAGAGGTCAAACGAGCAACCAGGATTGCGGGGTTAGAAACCATGGAGGAGCTGATGTTTTTACTCTCAACACTGGTTTATGGGGTTCCACGTGAAACATGGATGATTCACAGAAGCGAGGGAATTAAGAGACCTGGGCAGATATGCAAGTGGTAATCAGTGAGAGACGTGAGAGACGTTTCTAGGATTAGATGTTGACCATTTTGTGTCGATGCTGAAAACCTGTAGTTGAGTTTTTCGGGTACTTTTGGGTACAGTTCCCTAGGTGAATTCGAGTACAATAGGGTACAAGCAGGGTAAGTGCCTATGCTTGAAAGTGGCGGCAATAAAAAATGGAGCTAGAGCAGAAGTTTGAAGAGGTAGAAATAGGGAAGCTGAAAATGCATCCCGGTAACCCTAGAAATGGAGACATCGACCTAATAGGTGAGAGCATAAACGTCAACGGGTTCTTCGGCGCTATTGTAGCCCAGAGGTCCACAGGACGAATCTTAGCGGGCAATCACAGATGGAAGGCTGCAAAGGCAGAGGGCAAGGACAGGGTGCCAGTTGCTTGGGTCGATGTTGATGACGACCATGCTTTGAGAATCCTTCTAGCTGACAATAGAACTAATGATGTTGCGAGTTATGATGAGAGCCAGCTTGCAAGCCTACTTGCAGAGTTGAATGAATCCTGTGGTCTTGCGGGAACAGGCTACAAGCCTGAAGACCTTGAGCAGCTGCTAACTGAAGTATCACCAGAGCCTGAGCCAAGTCAGAGCCAAGACGAGAGGGACGCAGAGAATGAAGCCCTTGACGCAATCCCTGAGCGCATAGAGGCAAGGACCAAGCAAGGCGAGGTTGTGAAGCTGGGTCAACATAGGTTGCACTGTGTTGACTGCCTTGAGTTGATGAGAAGCCTAGAGCCTAACAGCATTGATGCTGTTGTGACTGACCCTCCTTATGGGATTGGGTTCATGGGTAAGAATTGGGATGTTGCTGTACCTGGGGATGAGTTTGCACAAGAGGCATTGCGAGTGCTTAAGCCCGGTGGTCATCTGATAGCCTTCGCAGCAACTAGAACAGTGCATCGATTGACTGTAGCGATTGAAGATGCCGGGTTTGAGATACGCGATCAAATAGGCTGGTTACAGTGGCAGGGATTCCCGAAGAGCTTGGATGTTAGCAAGGCGATTGATGCGAAGCATGGGGCAGAACGTGAAGTGGTTGGAAGCTATAAGGCGACAGGAACAGCGCGAAGCAGTAAACACATAGGAGCAAAGCCGCACGCAGCAATAGGTGGCTATTTGGCTGACGTGGATCGCATATACCAAACCGCACCATCAACCGATGACGCTAAGACCTGGAACGGTTGGGGTACAGCGCTCAAGCCTAGCTTTGAACCTGCTGTGCTTGCACGTAAACCGCTAGAAGGAACAGTTGCAGAGAATGTCTTGAAATGGGGTACTGGTGGATTGAACACTGATGCAACCCGGATTGCGTATGGCGATGAATCTTGGCCTGGGCCTCAAGGGCATGAAGACCTTGACGCAAAGCAACGGCAACAAACAACCCCGAGCATTAATGTGATGTCAACCGCTCCGGGACAGGTCTACGACATGTTCAAAGAGAATGGACGCTGGCCAGCAAACATCTACTACTGCCCCAAGCCGTCAAGAGGTGAGCGTGAAGAGGGGTGTGCTGAATTGCCTGGAATGTCTGGTGCTGATGCGGTTGCAAGGAGTGAAGACACAGCAGGACTTGAGAATCCAAGAGCAGGAGCAGGAAGGACAGCCAGCGAGGTCAAGAATTATCACCCTACAGTCAAGCCTACCAAGCTGATGAGATGGTTGCTTAGATTAGTCACTCCACAGAATGCAGTTGTGCTTGAGCCTTTTGGGGGCAGCGGGACAACTCTAGTTGCAGCAGAGCGTGAAGGGTTCAAAGTTATAGCGGCTGAGATATCACCCGAGTATTGCGATATTATCAGGGCAAGAGTTGAGAAAGCGATGAATCCAGAAGGGAGGTCATGAAGTGCTTATAGAGCAGGAATTTGAAGAGGTCGAAATTGGAAAGCTGAAAGCTCATCCAAGGAATCCGAGGACAGGCGACACGGGAGCAATCAAGGAGTCTATTGAGGCGAATGGGTTCTATGGAGCGGTGATAGCTCAGAGGTCAACCGGGTTTATCTTAGCGGGCAACCATCGGTGGAAAGCAGCAAAGGAGGCAGGGGCCTCGGTTATCCCTGTTGCATGGGTTGATGTTGAGGAAGAGCACGCGAACAGAATTATGCTTGCTGACAATCGCACCAACGACATGGCGAGTTATGACGAGAATGCCCTTGCTTCCCTTCTCACTGAACTCAATGAGTCTTGCGGGTTAGAGGGCACGGGATATAAGCCGACCGATCTAGACCTGATGCTGCCCAAAGAAGAGCAGACCGAAAAGCCTGAAGTTGAGTTTTCAAAAGTAATAGGCGAATGCAATCATTATGTCGTCCTTGTGTTTGAGAATGATATTGATTGGCTTCAGGCTCAGTCTGTAATCAGCCCCGACACAGTAAAGGCCAAGAACGCCGCGGGCAAAGAATGGTCGAGAGGAGTGGGCCGAGTAATGGATGGGCCCGCCGTGATTGACAGAATAAGAAACAGGGGATTGCTTTGATAGTAATTGCTCCCACCTACAGGCGGGCCAGCTCGGCAATTACTCACAAGATTCTGCCCTGCGTAGTTTATGCAGCACATGGTTTTGAAATAGAGGACTACAGGCAAAAAGGGCACAAGGTAATTGCTTTGCCTGATAACACGATGGGAAATATTGCCAGGGTTAGAAATTGGCTAATTGAGTATGCACTAGAAAAAAAACAGGACAGATTGCTGCTGGTAGATGACGACTTGATAAGCGTGCAAGAGTTCTATGATTCGGGCCCTCGGCCGAAAAAGCTGATCGGCAAAAGTCTTAAGCAGAGGATTGAAAGCTGCTTTGACCTCAGTGAACAATGGGGCACAGCCTTATGGGGCATAAATTGTGTTTCAGAAAAAGGAGGCTTTAAAGAATACACACCTTTTTCTTTAAAAAGATATTGCTCTGCCTCGTTTCACGGGATGCTGCTCAGCCGGATTGGCTCAATAAGGTACGATGAAGATTTGCCGCTAAAGGAAGACTATGACCTTTGCTTGCAGTTGCTCAATCGAGACCGAAAAACACTAAGAGTAAATTCGCTAAGCATGACGAAGAACGACCATAAGAACGAGGGCGGTTGCGCCATGTATAGGAACACAAAAAAAGAAGCACAGCAAATGAAAGCCCTTGTAAGAAAATGGGGCTCCCAGATAGTGCAAGACGATTCGCTGTCTAGGGAAAAAATGGACATCAATCCCGTGATAAGGGTGCCCATTGCTGGGGTATAGGATGAACCCAGATGTCACCAAGTAAGCTAAACCCAAAGGTTCAGAAGAGAATCTATCAAGCCATCAGGGCAGGAAACTATAAAGAGGTAGCTTGTCAGTTTGCAGGGATATGCAGCACGACCCTACGCAACTGGGTGAGCAAGGGCAAACAGTCAGAAGCTAAGGGCAATGATAATTGCGTCTACTATCACTTCCTCAAGGGACTAGAAGAGGCTGAAGCAGAAGCAGAGGTCAGGAACGTAGCCATAGTGCAAAGGGCAGCAGAGAAGCAATGGCAAGCAAGTGCTTGGATGCTTGAAAGAAGACACCCGGATAGGTGGTCAAGGAATGACAAGCACAGACTTGAAGTCAAAGCCGAGGTTGAAGTTGATGACAGAAGCTCAAGAGACAAACTCAAAAGCCTGCTGGATGGCATCGCTGACAGACTCCAAGAGGACACAGGCGATATCGAACCTGACGGAACAGGAGGCGGACCTGGTTCTACATGAGTGGTCATTCTGGGCTCGCAAGAATCAACTACCACCTGAAGGACACTGGCGCTATTGGCTAGTCAAAGCAGGCAGAGGCTGGGGCAAGACTAGAACGGGTGCAGAGTGGGTACGCAGCAGAGTGGAACAAGGAGCCAAAAGAGTAGCCATTGTGGGCAGGACATCAGCTGACTGTAGAGATGTTTGCGTGGAAGGCAGAAGCGGAATCCTTAGCGTCTTCCCACCCGAGCAACGCCCGGTTTATGAGCCGAGCAAAAGGCGTGTCACGTTTCACACTGGTGCAATAGCCACAACCTACTCAGCTGATGAACCTGAGATGTTGCGCGGACCTGAGCATGATACAGCATGGGCAGATGAATTATGTGCTTGGCGCTTCCCTGATGCTTGGGACCAACTGCAATTTGGGTTGCGAGTAGGCAATGACCCTCGGGCAATAGTCACGACCACGCCTAAACCCTCAAGGCTAATCAGAGACCTAATGAAACACCCTCATTGTGTAGTGACTCATGGCTCAACCTTTGAGAATAAAGCAAACGTGGCTAGAGCTTGGCTCGATAACATCCTGCACAAATACGAAGGGACTACACTCGGCCGGCAAGAACTGCACGCTGAACTGTTAGACGAGATGCCGGGTGCTTTATGGACAAGGCAAGCCCTAGACGACACAAGATGCTTTGATGTTCCTAGTGGACTACAGAGAATAGTTGTGGCGATAGACCCAGCGACCACAAGCAAGCAGACATCTGATGACACTGGAATCGTAGTTGCTGGCATCGATGCAAACCAGGTTGGCTATTTACTTGAAGACTTGACCTGTCATGTCAGCCCTTCTCAGTGGGCTAAGGTTGCCGTTGATGCCTATCACCGATGGCAAGCCGATCGCATTGTAGCTGAGACGAATCAAGGTGGTGACATGGTTGAAGCCACGATCAGAACAGTAGACAGCAGCGTGGCCTATCTCGGCATCCATGCATCAAGAAACAAGCAAGCAAGAGCTGAACCCGTTAGCGCATTGTATGAGCAAAAGCGCATTAGCCATGTGGGCTTGTTCAAGGACCTAGAAGACGAGCTATGCAGCTGGGTCCCTAACTCGAACATGCCTAGCCCCAATCGATTAGATGCTCTTGTGTGGGCATTCACTGAGCTTATGCTTAAGCACAGAACTGTTGCTCTTGAAATCAACCCATCTACAAACTACCGGGGAGATGTGTGGTTGTGATGAATTTCATCTGTAAGCATGGCAACGTCTGCAGGGATTGTGATGCCTGTTATGACGACGCCCGTGCTGATTCTGAACTGCATGACTTCGGTGTGTTTGTACCTAAAGGGGTGAAGTGTTCAAAGCATCCCCTTGTGCCTCTGACTGAGAATCATGACTGCATCATCTGTGCTTATAGCCCAAAGGATAAAGACAATGGCAAGAGCTAACCCCAGGCTGCTAGGTCAGCGCAGGAAGCAAAGAGAGGCACGTGCTAAGGCGTTTGAAAAAGCCTTGATGAAATGGCTCAACAGCTATCGAAGGTATAGGCAGAGGCTTGCACTTGAAGCGGTCAAGGGACAGCTCAAGAAGCAGCAAACAAAAGACGAGTACTTTGAAGAACAGCTTGCAACCATAATGAATCTATACGGGGCAAGAGAGGCCGGTGATTCTGCGAACATGGCTGCTGGTAGTGTCATCGTCCCAGGTCAAGCGGTTGAAGATGCGACTAGAGGTAAGGGCACCAACATCAAGTGGTTTTGGCGCAAGCATGAAGATGGTGTGATTAGAAGAGCGCATGACATAATTGTGGATACTCAGCGCAAGGTGAACCAGCAGGTTAATGAATTAGTCATTGAAGCCTTGACCGAAATCCCACAACCCAGCGTGGGGGAGTTGTCACGCAGAATCAGAGCAAAGGCCTTTGAAGATGAGTTCATGTTTAGCGATAGGCGAGCGGCAATGATAGCCAGGACAGAACTAACGCAAGCACAGAACAGTGGAACCTATGAGGGCTATAAAGCCACAGGCGTAAAGATGATTGAATGGTTAGCCTATAACGATAACAGAAGTGGAGACAGGAAGCACAACCTAATGAATGGTGAAACAATCAAGGTTGGGCAGAAGTTCAGGAATAAAACCACAGGGGTGTCTTTACGGTATCCAGGCGATCCAGCTGCACCAATAGGCGAAACGATAAATTGCAGATGCACAGTTGCACCTGTCATCTAAGGAGATAGAGAAATGGGAAGAGCGAAACAACCAATACTGGCAGAGTCGGGAGCATCAGGGCTTATCGTTTCAAGAGACGGCAGAGTACTCGAAGAATGGCTTCCACAGTTATCAGGCAGTAAGGCTGCACAGATCTATCGTGAGATGTCAGACAATGACGCAAGCATAAGCGCTGCAATGTACTTGCTTGAGATGATGGTCAAGCAGGTTGATTGGAGCATCAACGCTTCTGAGCCTACAGAATCAGCTGAGTTTGCTGCAGAGTTTGTAGACGAGTGCCGGCAAGACATGGATAACACTTGGGCGGATTTCATCTCTGAAATAATGACGATGTGCATCTATGGCTGGGCATTCTTTGAAGTCAATTACAAGTACCGAAGAGGCAGCGTAGACAACCGCTATTTCGAGAGCAAGTATGATGATGGTCGAGTAGGTTGGCGGTCTCTTGCTATCAGAGGGCAAGACAGTCTTGACCGATGGGACCTTGATGAAGATGGAACAATCCTCGGCATGTGGCAACGCCCTGCACCATCCTATCTAATGCGGTACATCCCCATTGAAAAAGCTCTGTTGTTTAGGACTCGCACGCATAAGAACAACCCAGAAGGCAGGAGCCTTCTAAGGGGTGCGTACAAGTCTTACTATTACCTGAAGAGGATTCAAAGCATTGAAGCTATTGGGGTTGAGCGAGACCTAGCAGGGCTGCCGATTATGCAGGTTCCACCTGAAATCATGCATCCTAACGCAAGTGCAGCACAAAAGTCCATCAGGACCAATATGGAAAATATGGTTCAAAAAATAAAGCGCGATGCTTATGAAGGCGTGGTCCTTCCTTCTGAAACATCATTAGACGGTACACCAACAGGCTATAAGCTAGCCCTGCTGTCCAGTGGTGGACGTAGACCGATTGATGTTGACGCTATAATCAAGCGCTATGAATCGCGGATAATGATGAGCTTTTTAAGCGAGATGCTCTTGCTGGGTCAAGACTCGGTGGGCTCTTGGGCATTGGCTGATGCTAAGACCAATATCTTGGCTATGTCTATCGGTGCCATGCTTGACTCGATAGTGGATATCATCAACCGAAACGCGATTCCTAAACTCTGTGCATACAATGGGATTGATGAGGCTGACTATCCTAAGCTGTCTCATGGGGATATGGAAACGCCAGACCTTGCACAGCTGGGTAGCTTCATTGCTCAGGCTACAGCTGCCGGGGTTCTTGTACCAGATGAAAGCCTAGAGCAGCACGTCAGAGAAATGGCTGGATTGCCGACGAAGGATTCTGATGCACCGAGTGTTCTAAGCATAGGCGAGGGCGATAGTGACTTCATGCCGTTTGACATCCCTGAACAAGAGGCAGTTGATGTTGATGTGGTTGAAGAGGAATCAGACGAGTCAATCTAGGTTGCGTTGGAGTCATTTCAGGGACTTGAAATATATGACTTGAAATCTTGCCGGGTTTCTGTGCATAAACGAATGTGCCCTTCGAAGGTGAACATGCAGCGAGGCAAAAAAATCCTGCCTTGTTTCTTGACGAGACATTCAAACGAAGAACCGAGGGCTTGCCAACAGGTGTTGCCTTACTTATGGGCCGATTGAAGTCACGCGATCAACTTGCAGTGCAGAGTATACGCTTCGATGCGTCCACATGGACTCCTGCACAGGCTAAGGCGTGGTTAGAGTCTGAAGATTATTCCATCGCTAACTTTGAGCCAGCCGTGTCAAAGTCTTGGTCCGTAGCTGTCCCAATCAGTAAGCTAGCAACAGAGCAGCAACTAGCTTTTGGTTGGGCTTCTGTGATTGCTGACGAATCAGGAGCGGCTGTCATTGACCACCAAGAAGACCGCATATCAATCCCAGAGCTTGAGAAGGCTGCTTATGAATACGTACAGAGCAGCCGTCAATCGACAGAGATGCACGATAAACTAGGAGTTGCAGAACTCATTGAGTCATGCATGATAACGCCCGAAAAAAGGGAAGCAATGGGAATGACTGAGGGGATAACTGGCTGGTGGGTTGGGTTTCGGGTCATTGACTCGGAAGTGTGGGAGAAGGTTAAAGACGGGACATACAGTGAATTCTCCATTGGTGGAACAGCCAAGAGGAAGACGCTATGAACGATTTAAAGGATTTGAAGGTTGATGAGGTTGCTTTCGTCGATAAGGGCGCTGGCAAGGGTGTGTCAATCACACTATTCAAACGATTTCAAAAAACAGAAGAGGAAATAAAAAAGATGAAGAATCTTGATGAACTATTGGCAGAGATGTCTGAAGAGGATGCCGCACTAGTTATGCAAGCCATTGAAGAGGCCAAGCATGTAGGTGAGGGTGAAGAGGCCGAAGAGAAGGCAGCTGAAGAGGAAGATGAAACCGAAAAAGCTGAAGACGATGACGAGGAAGAAAAAGAAGAGCAAAAGAAATTGCGTAAGAAATTCAGCGTTATGAAGTCAGAGAATGAGCATCTACAGAAGAGAATCCAGAAAATGGAGATTGCTCAAGAGCGTGAAGCATTCACTAAGCGTGCTGAGTGCTTCCCTAATGTTCCGACATTCAGCACAGAAGACCTAGGTGATTTCTTGATGCAGATCAATAAGAGCCTATCGCCTGAACTGGCAGAGAAGACTGAGAAGATGATTAAGTCAGTCAATGAGATTTGCAGTGACTCAGCTATATTGCATGAGTTCGGGAAATCAGGAGCAGGTACAACAGGCAATGGAAGCGCTATGCGCAAAGCTGAATCAATGGCTGCTGAACTTATCACAAAAGATTCGTCACTAACAAAGGCGTCTGCACTAAACAAGGTTTGGGAACAAAACACAGACCTTCGAAATCAATACAGAGCAGAGCGAAGGGGTAACAAATAATGGCTTATTCAGAAAATCAAACGAACATAACGCTACCGGCATCAACGGATCTATCCGCAAGCCAGTACTGTTTTGTCTCGGTCAATACTAGCGGACAAGTTGAGCTGTCAGGTGACGACGGCAACCCCGTTGGCATTCTGCAGAATACACCTTCGGCGCAAGGTCAGGCGGCATCTGTTTTGATTGCGGGCGTTAGCAGAATCAAATCAGGAGTGGCTGACTTTGACGCAGGATATAACGCAGCTAGTGGCGCAAGCGGCAAAGGTAAACGCAGTGATACCGCTTCGTTCCGTCTTGGAATTATCATTGAGACAGCTAGTGCAGATGGCGAGTTAGGTACGATGGTATTTAGCCCTAACGGCAAAGTAGCATAGGAAGAGAGGTAGAAAATAATGAGTAATCCATTAGTCAATCAGGTTCATGTCGATGCTGCTTTAACGCAGATGAGTGTGGCCTATATTCAGAACGCGAACAATTTCGTTGCAAGGAAAATGTTCCCGGTATTGCCGGTGCAGTACCGCAGTGATAAATACTTTGTTTACAGTCAAGCCGACTTCCTCCGGGATGAAGCTCAGCTTAGAGCAGCGGGAACAGAATCAGCAGGGTCAGAATACGCGCTAACTACGGCAACGTATACGGCTCAACGCTTTGCACTGCATAAGGACATTGCTGACGAGGTACGGCATAATGCAGATCCTGCAATCGACCCAGAACGCGATGCTGTCAACTTCCTAGCTCAAAAGATGCTTATCCATGAAGACCGCAAGTTTGCACAAGACTTCATGACTACAGGCGTTTGGGACACAGACCGTCAAGGTGTAGCTGCTGGCCCAGCGGCAGGGCAGTTTGTTCAGTGGACCACTGCTACATTAGACATCATTGCTCAGGTTGATGCCTGGGGTGATATCATTCAAAAGGCTACGGGGAATCGTCCTAATAAGCTCTTACTCTCGCGTGATGTTTACGCGGTAGTTAAGAACAATGCGACCATCCTTGACTCTATCAAGTACACGCAAACGGGTGTCTTGACTGAGCAGCTTCTTGCAAGCCTTCTTGGGTTGGATGAAGTTGTAGTTGCTGATGGCATCTATAATTCAGCGGCAGCTGGTGCGGCTGGGTCTTATGCATTTGCGGTTGGCGAGGACGCCGGAGTGAGTCAAAGCGGGCTCTTGGCCTATGTCAATCCTACACCCTCTATTTTGCAGCCTACGGCCGGATACACATTTTCGTGGAATCCATATGCTGATGCTGCTGGTGGTGCGTTGATTAAGTCTTTCTATATGGATCAGCTTGCGTCTGACCGTGTAGAGGCTGAAATGTATTGGGACCAAAAAGCCGTCAGCTCAAGCTGTGGTTTGTTCTTTTACGACGCGATATAAAAATAGGATAAGTGCAAGCCTGGTTGCTTGGTCTTCTAGGCTTGCACATCTTTACAGCTTCAAGGGGTTTTAGATGTCGTTTGCTTATTCAACTAGCCTGACCACAAATAAAGATAAGGTTCGGTTTAGGATAGGTGACACTGATTCCAACAGACCGCTATTAAGTGACGAAGAAATCAATGCGGTCTTGACTTCTAAACCTGCCGTATTACCTGCAAGCATTGAATGCGTTGAGGCTATCCTTGCGAAGATAGCAAGAGATGTTGACCGCAATGCGGCAGGAATAACAAGTTCACGATCGCAAGCATACAACCACTACCTTGAGCTTAGAAACAAGCTGGGCCGTGAGATGCTGACTGAAAGCGAGATGTTTGTTGGTGGTCTGTCTAAGGCAGCTAAGCAAGCATTTGAAGATGAGTCAGACTTTATCAAGCCTTCGTTTGATATTGGCCAATTCGATAACCCACAAGCAGGTCCAGAGGATGCCACAGGGGATGATTGCTGATGATAGGGTTTGAGGTTGATGGTGCCAATAAGATGGCAGACTTGCTCTATGAGTTAGGAGCGAATTCAAACAAGGCAGTATCTCTTGCCCTGCTTAGGTGTGCTCAACACGCAGAGGGTGAAATCAAGAGGACAGCACAGAAGACCTTTAAGCCTGGTACGGGTAATCTTATGAGGTCATTCAAAGCCCAGATGCTTCAAGAAACAGGTGATAATCTTTCAGCGGGCGCTGTCTCTGATCTGGTTTATGCCGGTATTCAGAATGAAGGTGGAACGATTAGATCTAGCAGAGGCCCGGGCAAGTTCCTTGCAATTCCTCTCGCAAATCGCGACATCCCATTAGGCAAGTGGCCTAGAGATTATCCCAAGGGTGCGCTGCATGTGGGCATTGCGCCGATACCTTACAGGCTTGGCTTAGTGCTCATGGATGCAAATGGCAGGGTAATGTTTAACTTGGCCAGGAAAGTGAAGCTAGAGGCCACCCATTACATCGAAACAGCCCAAGAGGCATCTAGCAAGGAATGGCCAAGAATATTCAACGAGAGGCTTGCCGAGCTAGCAGATGCGTCAGCTAAAAAGGCTGATAAGTAATGGCTACGCCAGTTCGAGAGTTGATACTGGACAACATCTACACAGTATTGAACACGATATCGATTGCCAACGGCTACAAGACGGATGTCACCTCGGTCGAGAGGACTCTGGTTCCCTGGGGTGATATTGGTGCAGCACAAATGCCGTGGGTAGGCTTTGCACCTATTGGGCAATCTTCCGTAGAATACAAGCCTAATCATTTATTGCAAGTAAGGTTGCCGGTGACTATTGTCGGACATGTGAGCGTGGTTGCGGGTGAACTCAAGACGCAAGCGCTTGCGAAGATAGAAGACGACATCATCGCCGTGATCAATGCAGATACCACAAGAGACGGGAACGCAATTAGAACAAACTGGCAAGGGACACAGACCGACGAAGGGAACACAGACAGCAATGACCATCGTGGGGGTTCAGGGACTCTTGTAATGGCTTTTGATATACTTTATCAAAGATCTGTAAATAGCACTTAGGAGAAATAAAATGGGACTCAACGAAAAACATGCACTAGGAAGGAATCAGCGGTTCATCATTCAGCCGCAGCTATCGACACAGACTTATCCTGCCTTTACGCTTCCAGACAATACGGCGGCAAGGGCACCAAAGCAGTTGACCGTCATGACTAGCTCAATGAGCTACGAACAAGAACGGAAGAATCGAGCAGACACAAGTCAGACCCGGGATTACTTCGAGCGCATTACAGGCAATAAGACCGTGACCTGGGGCTGTGAATGTCACTTGCTTATCCCTGATCAAACATCAGGCGCAATCAATCCAGACTGGACCTATATGATGTCATCAGCAATGGGCGCTGTAGCTTCATCTGGTGCAGGTCCTTATGTGCTGACCTACTCGCTAACGCAGGGTCAGACGAATGAATATCCAATGACCTTAGTTCGCGAGCTAAATGAAGTAATGTCAGAATCTGTCTGGGGTGCTGTAGCGGAGGAAATGACTTTATCAGTAGCCCAAGGGGATGAGCCAAAACTATCCTTCACGGGTACGGCCAGCGACTACGCAGCAACGGCAACCACTACCGTCAATGATGCTTCTCCGAATAACAA